AAGACTCGCCGCCACTCCTGTTAAAATGCAGGTCAACCTCACAGCGTTGCCTTTTAGATGGTTTGTGCCAGCCACCTTGCGAAGTAGGCTCAGACCGAGGAACAACAGGCTTGAGAGCGCGAGCGCGATCTCAGTCGCAGCACGACTCTGCCACGCCTGCTTGACAAGGTTGGTTGTCTCAGTCGCTTGAGCCAAGACCTGCTCACCTGTGGGCTCAGAGTTGTCGAGCACAGCCTTGAGCGCAGCGTCTTGTTTGTTGAGGGGCTTCTCAGCAGGAGCAGGAGCTTCTACTGCCGCCGAGGGCGCGCCAGCGTCAGGCTCAACAGCCTCGGCGCTCGCAGCGAACATCGAGATAAGCAGCCAAGCTGCAAGGAGTTTTCGCATCATGGTGTGCCGATGCCTTTCATGGTGATTGTCGCGTCGCAGGTCGCGCTAGACGTATTGGTGACGCGAAGGTGAGCCGTGTCGGAGAGAGTTAAGTCGTCAATGGTGATTGACGGATAGGCGCTGGTCACACCTGACGGCGCAACGATGAGCTCTACGCTGTCAACAAACTGAGCTGCCGTTCTCTGTGTTCCGCTGTAAAACTGCACAGTTAGGATGATGCTCGGCGTTGTGGCTGTAAGGCTAGGCTCAAGGTTTGACTCGGTGGTGATCTTCATCACCTCACCAAAGTTGAACAGGTTGTTGAGCTCCACATCCACAGTCTGCTTTGCGCCCACCACGATGTTCATGCTGCTCTCTTTGATCGTCGCGTAGCTTCCTGTTAGGTCGCCCTGCGTGAGCAGCTTCTGAGGTGTGGGATCAGGGTCTTGCAGCTTGAGCACATAGTACGCGCCATCGTCTTGGCAATAGAAGATGCCGTTGTCGAGAAAAGCCTCGGCGACTGCTGAGTTGTTGTGTGGCGAGATGGAGCTTGGGTTGGCTGCGTTGAGCGCGTTAAACTCATCGAGCAGCCCCTTGTTGAGATTGTCTCGCTGGTCGGCGCTCAAGCTCGGCAGGACGACAACCTGACCGACAGCCGTCGTCGATGGCACGCCGTTGTTGTGAAAATAGGCAATCGCGTGTCGCGACAGGACGTGGTTATTGGTCGGCAGACCATTGCTGCTCAAGCCTCTGACATATATGCCCGAGATTGGAGACACGTTCCTAAAGTTGCTCTGACGTTGCGAGAGCAGCGCGCCACCGAGCGCGAGGCGATTGTTGGTCGCCGTGCTAGACATCTCAGAGAACACGCCAACGTCATCTGTTCCTGCTGATCCCGCGCTGACGCTAACGCTAGACGTGCCGTCGCTGCGACTAACGATGACAGAAGGCTTGCTCGCCGTTAGGGTAAGCGACGATCCATCGTCATCGAGCAGGTCTGAGCTGGTGATGTCGCCGTTTGAGTCAAACTTGGCGAGCTTGTTTGGGTCGCCTGACACGCTCGCAGCTTGTGGAGTCCATGCTAGATTTGTTTCGGCTGAGCTGTCGATTGAGAGCACATAGCCGTTAGGCACGCTCGCAGACGAGAGGTTGACAGCGATGGCGCGCCCTGTTGGATCAACAGCTGATCCACCAACAGAGATGTCGCCCTTTTGCTGAGGGTTGGCGACCTGTACGCCCGCCACATTGTACTGATTTCTCTGTGCATCAGAGCGCCCATCGTTTGTCATCTTTACTCTCCGCCGACGTGTACTGTGCCTGTTGAGTTGCCGTGGCTCGCAAGAGCCGTGACGCGCAGCGTGCGATAGCCTGTCTCGACGCGCACCTCGGTCAAGTCATCAAGCGAGGCATTGTAGTAGATGATGACCCAATCTCCGAGCTGAGTTTTTGCCTCAATCGTGATCTCGGTCTTGTCGGGCGCAATGGCATCGGGCTTGAGATAGAGGCTTACGCGCCCATGCAGCTCGGCGTTCATCACGCCCACAGCAGGAGCAGCGTCGGTGTATGCGAGGCTGTGTGTGCCGTACTGAGGCTGCGCTCGGTCGCCGTTCATCACAAGTGCATTGGAGATGCTGTTGAAGGAGCGACTTAGGACTTCTTCATGCGAGAGGCGCTGATTCCCGCGAGGGCGCACGACCTTTGCTGGAGTGACTGACATGGTTTACCTCTTAGCTGCGCTTGCGAGTCGTGCGGCGCTTTTTGGGTTTAGCTTCCTCTTGAGCAGGCTCATCTTGCTCAGGCTCATCATTGTCCTCGTTCTCTGGCTCAAGCTCAAGCTCAGGCTGTGGCTCAGGCTCAGGCTTGGGAGCAGGAGCTTGAGCTGGAGCGCCCACCTCGGCATAGTCGCCGCTCGCAAGGAGCTCATCGGCGAGCTTGCCCGACACCTCAGCAATGCCGTTGTTGAGCGCCACGTTGCCATGCTTGAAGCAAACCACGCGAGCGCCCTTCTTGAACACGTCGTGCTGTCCTACATATTTGACTTTCATAATCTTTCTCCTGTTGCGTTTTCAGAATATAACACAGCCCACCTAGCTGCTCAATGTTTCCAAAGGCAGAGGCGGGCTGCTTGAGTGCCACTAGGGCGCGAAGCCCCGCTGTGTTGTTCTCAGAGTCTCAGTAGCGATTTAGTCTCACTCGAAGCCGACGATGCTAGGAGTAAAGACAGGGCTGCTGCTCGCACGACCGACGTTGCGGATAACGAAGTTGTGGCGAGGGCGATAGAGAACAGGCACGCCGTAGAGCACCTGCATCCAACGGATGCTGGTGTCGATGGTGGCGAGAGGGATGCGGGTGAAGGGAGCGAGCTGCTTGAAGCCGAGGGTGTTGGGGTTCATCTCCACACCGAACACGTCAGAGCAAGCGGGGAGCTCAGCGTTCACATCGAGGAAGGTCACGGCGTTAGCGCCGTTAGCAGCGATGCGAGCCATCTCGATGGCGGGGCCGGAAACCTCGGTGTTGGTGGTGCGATAGATGATAAAGCCTGTCGCAAGACCGTCAGCAGGAGTGATGACCACATTGATGCCCTCGCCCTCAGACACGGCGCTCGCCACAGCGGTGAGCGCGGTGGGAGCAGAGCGACCATAGCGATTGATCGCCACGACTTGGTAGCTGTACACCACCTCATCAGTCGAGCCGCCAACGCCAGCAGACGCTGAGAAGAACTTGCTCGCAACGCCGGGAGCTGCGTTGATCGCAGGCGCAACAGCAGGAGCAGCAGGAACCTTTGAAGCATCGCCGATGGCGGTTGCAGAGGCAGGCACGCCCTCGCGGATGAACACAGAGTCCTCGATGCGGAGTGAGCCGTGCTGAGTCTCCATCGTGTCGATGCGGTTGCCGAGGGTCACGACAGAGCCGTACATGGCGCGCTGGTTCACACGGATGATGTTGCTGAGGTCGCTCTTAACGCCGATTGATGTCCAAAGGGTGTCAACCTGACCATAGTTAGGAGCAGAGCGAACAACGCCGCAGAGTCCGTTGATCACATCTTCAGAGAGGGGAGCGCCACGGAGATCGTATTGGATCGCGCCGCCGTCGATAAAGAGCTTCTTGAAGCCATCCCATTGCTCAGGGATGAGAGTCGAGTCGCCGAACCAAAGGCTGTGCTCGATCTGGCGCATGAGCCAAAGCGTGCCGTTCTTAGTCTCTTGAGCGATGGCGTTTTGGATGCCAGCGGTCTTAACGATAGAGGCGACGTGGCTCACCTTGCGGGTGGTTCCGAGGAACTTAACAAGGCTCACCTCACGGCTGTACTTGCTGTCCTCGATCTCAGGAAGGTCGCCCTCACCGATGAAGGCAGCCTCGCCTGAGCCCACAGCATGGAGTCGGTTGTACTCCTCAGCGGTGTTGGTCGCGCCTGTCTTAAAGATCTCACGCCAAAACTTGATCTGACGCTCTGAGTAGGTCATCACCTTGAGGGTCGCCTCAAGAGACTCAGGCATGAGAGGGGCGAGGTTGCCCGCAGTAGCCTGACCATAGGTGAAGCCCTGTGAGCCTTGACCTGCAGTCATTGCCTTGTGGAGCTCAGCGACCTGCTCAGCAGAGCCGTTGCCGAAACCTTGAAAGTTGTTTCCATAGTCGAACATAGTAGTCTCCTGTTCTTATTTCTTTGCGAGTGCCAGCATCTCGTCGCTGATCATGCCTGTTGACTCGTAGCGAATAACAGCGTCGGCGATCTGATTTGAGAGGTTAGGGTTGTCGAGGTTCTTCACAAGCTGGTCTTGCAGACCTGCGAGGATGACTGCCTTGTTGAGAGGCTTATTGCCCGCGCTCTCGCCTGCGAAGCTCTTAGCCATAGCTTGAGCAACAGGAGCGTTGGCAGCGCCCTTTGGTGCGCGAGGCGCAGCGAGGCTCTTGTTCATCGTGACAAGATCGCCCTGCAGCTTTTGAACGAGGCGACCGAGCGCGATGACCGTGAGGTTGGTGGCGCGCTGTTGAGCGTTGACATCGTTGAGGCTCTTGCTGATCTGCTTGAGAGATGCAGTCTGCCCTTCGACGAGGGACTTGAGGAAGCCGCTCGCGTCAACGCTTGCTGCGCCCTCGCTCTCCTCAAGGTAGCTTGCGAGGTCGCTGTCATCGAGGTCAACCTCTGAGGCGCGCTGGAGCACGTTCATGCCCTTCGCCAGCACCTCATCGGCGTTATCCTCTGACACGCTCTCGTCGCTCTTGTCATCTTCCTGCTCAGGCTCAGCCTCAGCCTCGGCAGGTGGCTCGGTGGCGGGCATCTCAGACTTGGCAAGCCCAAGCTCCCTGTCGGAAGCCATCTGCATCGCCTCAAGGTCTGCGTCGCCGTTGCTCATGCCCTTCTTGTAGAGGTCATCTTCTGTCATGTCCAATGCGCCCATCCCGCCCTTCTCGGCAGAATACTCCTGATAGGCGCGCATCATCTCATCGCGCTCATCGTCGGGCATATTTTTGAACATTGCGAGATAGTCTTGCTTCATGTTCCTTTGTCCTTTGAGTGAAGATCGCGCCAGCTTCGCAGCTTCGGCAATCGGGTGATTGATTGTAGGCTCATCCTCAAGAGACTCAGGCATGAGCGCGCTCATGTTGGATGTGTCCATCCCTGCCTTCGTCAAGCTCTTGTTCATCGCCTCAAGTGTTGTGTTTGGGTTCACAGGCACATGAGTGACGGCGACGTGGTTGATGATGGCGCGCCTGATGACGGAGCTGTCGTCTGTGTCGCGCTCCACAACGTCGCCCTCAACAGAGAAGCCGAGCGAGCGCGCAGCTTTTGTGTCTCGTAGGGACTTGCTCACGTCAAGCAGCTGTTGGGCGCGCTTAGTGGGCAGGAGCCAACCTTCAACAGCGGTCGCCTTGATCGGCCCTTCAGGCGTGTTGATCGTGACAGGATAGACGCGCTCAGGGTAGCCAAGCACATCGTGTGTCGCGCCGCTGTGGTTGTCGTTGAACCAGCCATGATCGAGGAAGGGCTTAAAGTCGAGTCCATCCTGCAGGATGATCTCGCCTTGACGATCTCTATGCTCAGTCGAGATGATGCCCTTGAGTCGGATGCGCTTCTTGCCTGATCCCTTCTCAAAGATCTGACACAGCCCAAATGTTGTGGCTTTGTTGCTCATGCTAAGTCCTTTCAGTCGGTGTGCTTAGGTGCGAATAGAGAGTATCAC